GTTTAGGGGCCTGCATCACTTCTACTAACGAGAAGCACCGCACGATTATAAATCGCTGATGTAGGAGACACAGTGATCTGCATGTTGCGCTCTCCTTCCCTCAACCAAGAGGGTTGGATCGTAGCTCCAGGTTGACTAGGCCTGGCGGATCATGAAGGCATACATATGTATACTAGATCTTAAACAACAAGAGATGTATGTCAAGAACATCGTAGATTCACAACCGATGATACAGAGTGGTAAACACCTGTAATGAGATGTTCACCGACCGTCCGGACTACGGAGCCGGCAATGGTAGGAAACGTGCTCCCAGAGGAGGAAAGCCTCTATTCTGACGGAACATATTTCCAATTAAGCCAGGAAGGGCATCCGTAGCGGCATCCTGAAGGGCCCCACCAATTGCTGCGACAATAGGTTTACCGATTGAACCCATCTTCTCATAGAGATCACGGGCTTGGTTGGCTTTACCAATTGGGCAAGTTGGGGGGAGCATGCTTGCATTCGCCAGAGGACCACTGTATCGGTACCTGGCATAGTAGCTTGCAGCCATGCTGAACTCGTAATACTGAGTACTTGGCGTGGTCTCAAACAACATAAGAATTGTCGAGACACCCGGGTCCTGCAGCACAGTAGAGTTTCCACCAAAAGGTTGAATGAAACCGTGGTACTTATCCTGAGAGACAGGAATGCAGTCCCACTGTTGAGTCTGGGTCAACTGACTTCCACTCAATGTCACAGTGTCCTTGTGTGTCAGGATTAAAGCCTTGACACTCTCGGCATCTGCTGGTGTTGCGTAGAAGTTAGGAATGCCTGTACTGACTCTCAGAATGTGGACAACACCGGCCACCTGAGCAGCTGGTGAAGTATTCCTGAGGCGCACAGAACCCCGAGAACACATAACGGTTTCAGGTGACGATGCACTGGCGTTAATCTCAATACCATTAGAAGGTATATCCCAATGGCTGACGGGTCCCCAAGCACCTGCAGAGGCACTCGTAGGAACATAACGACAGTAGATCATGGGATGGATCCCAGACCCAGGTTGAAAGGCGAACAGATCGTAGCCTACTTGGTATCCACTGGCCACTGTAGGCACAGTGACAGCGAATCTAGCAGCTCCATTGATGTGAGTCGCTGGACCCACGCTGAAAGCCAAGGCCTGAGGTTTCTGAGGGCCAAATGCATCGAAATGGTGGTTTGGAGACAATCCAGCTGGCACAATATTCTTGTGTCGATGGACTCCGTCACCTCCAGGAGCGGATCGTGCAGCACGTCGACGACGACGCGGCTGTTGACGAGCAGGTTGTGGTTGCTGTTTTGGGGCAGCACCCCGGTTATTCCGAGATCTATTTGCTCGGGTCATGATACAGAGTTGGAAACACCCAACAAAGTGTCGGGCCGACTGTTCATCATCCCCCACCCGCAGGCTCTTCCGTGCAGTCTGTAGGCATTCCGAAACGTGAAACGTTCCTTAGCACTCAATGAGTTTTGGAAGATTTAAGGGAGATGACCCACCGCTCACAAATCTCTCTCCACGTTGCAAGGCACGACATCCAGTTGATCTGGTTGACCATCCTGAGACAGAACATGCAATGCAACGACTTTCTTGAAGGTTCTCAGTGTCCTGAAACTCGGCAATGAAATGCGTGAGAATCGGATAGCCTGAGGTCTCGTGAAAGATGGAAGAGATCTTAGATCCTTACGAATCTTGAGCTTCTCTTGGACATGACTAGACTTTTGATCATATTCCGAGACAGGAAGCCAAGTGATAGGCCGCCCGCCAGAAGGAATCTCGTAGGAGTCACCTTTCGCCAATGCCACTTCTTCTTCTTCATGGAGAGGAACTGGTTGGATCTTATGGTGTCGTGAAAGCTCCTCGCGAGTAGAACAAGCAAGGAGGTTGTTTCTATTCCACTTTGCCCAGCGACGCTGTGAGCGAGTGAAACCAGGATCAACACCCTGAGAATTGACACCCAATCCACCCAGAAGTATGTGTCCGCAAAGGTTATAACGGCCTTTGTGGGTCCACTCCTTAACCTCTTGAAGGTAGTAGTGCTTGAGGCGTGAGAACGTTCTCTGTTTGTTACGAGAACCAGCGAGAGTTTGGTTAAAGACATCGACAAGACTCAGCTGTCTGTCCTCAAGACGACAGGCAGTCCTGACATTTGTCAGAAGACCAATAGGTAGGTAGTCAATCTTCTTGAAAGAACGATGACCCTCCTTGGATTGAACAACCCAACACTCACTGTTGACTGTGAAGATGGAGTCGTGAACGTAATTCTTTCCAACACTCAACTCGAATCCGAGTTGGCTGATTACCCGCTTCCAGATCTCATAAAAGGATTTGGGATTGCTGGGATCAGGCTTTGTAGTGCGAAAGAGAATATCGTCACCATTAATGAGAACAGGCAGATCATGAGGCTCCAATCTGACGCCCAGATACTCCTCGAGTGCCATCCAATAACCCACAAGGTTGATAGCACACAGGATAGGGAATGACAGATTACTCCCCATGAGTTGACCATTAGTTTGATTGGTCATCCACCTCTTCTTCCCCGTCGAATAGCACAGTCGCTGCTCGTAGAGAACATCCCGCAAGATGTCCTTATACCTGTCACACGTCAGACCATGGTTAACGTGATGGTGTGCGAATCCAGATGAGATGTCAAGCATAGAGAGGACTTGCTCAAAAGCAGCCTTGGTAGCATTGATATCCAGCCCATCGGTAGCCCCCTTGTAATCACCAGAGACAACCCAGCTAAAATCAAGATCAATATGTTGTCCTGAAGCTGAGAGGTGTGGTGACACCCGGTGGATCACGCTGTCAGTCTGATTCCATAGCCATTCAATGTGGTCAATGCAGAGAGGAGTACCCGTTAACACAAACTGAGGCATTCGTGCCAGAGTCTCTCGCATTATCTTTTGTACAGGTCGAGCTAACCAGTACTTGAGAGCATTTCCCTTGGAGATGGTGCGCACTTTTAGTGGCTCGGTCAGTGCTATGATCTGCACTCTTGTGTGGTCATAGTCATCGAACTCTAAGCCTGTTGCACACTGCTCATCAAGAGGTGTTCTATCAGGGAACTGGTTGAGTTTTGCAGGTTTTGCGAACTCTGTGAGCTCTGTGAAGGAATAGGGACACAAATTCCCTCTCTCTTCCCTCACACCTGTCTTAGGAGTGTACCACATTGATAAGAGATCACGTCCCTCCTCAAAGTCCTTCTTTTGCCACATCCACACAATCTCTTTGTTGACTCCATCAGCGTATTCCTTCAGGTCAATTGATCCGAAGTTGTTTGCGATGAGTCCCTCACTGAGTTGCATGTTGGTGCGGTTTGAAGTCTGAAGAGGAGCATGTAAGTTCTCATACAAATGACCATGAGCTCCGCCTTCTGCGACAGAAGCCTCGAAGCATGCCCCAGTCTTCGGTGGAACAACCATGTTGTTCGCCTTCGAGATAATGGGACGTAAGCCTCGATTCCTCTTCCGTAGAGCGGGTGGTAGACCATTGTTTGCAGCTCTATCCCACAGACACTGTAGCTTTTGGGACATCATTTGAGTAAACTCATTATCAACTCCAGAGAGGCCTGGCGTCTTCGCTAGTGCTTCGGAATGATCCTTGAGTGACTGAATGATGAAGCTATCTTCTGCAGGCAGACAACCGCGTTTTACCCCTTGGAGAAAACCCCACCAAAGACGAAGATTCGATATGTGTTTGACACGAAGTCGATTCTGTAGCATCCTCAGTAGAGCACCCGTAAATACATCGGAAAGACTCGGTCCAGAGGGACTCTTGCACTTCCATGTACTTGGGGTTGGTGGTAGGTCATTGTCGAGATACTTAGCCATGGGCCACGCAGTAAGAAATTTTGCGTGCTTGATAAAAGTGGCAGGATCCCAGTCCTTTGCTGTGAGAAACAGCGACAAGAGACTTGGGTAGGAACATGTGGTGAACTTCGGCGAGTGATCAAAGAGTAGTTCTAAAACCGCTCGATTCAATACAGCCGACTCTCTCAAACCATAGAGAGAACCGCATGTGAAACCAAGATGACCCTCTGCGTCGGTAGAGAGGAGGTGCGCACAACCACACTCAGTGATTAGCTGCCTCAATCTCGCACCCAATGCAAGATGTCTTGGTTCTGGTCGGTATGCCATCTTATTGTCCGCAATGCTGATGGCAACTGCACCTTGACCCGTACTTTGATCTTTCTGTTGACTCTGAGCCTTCTTCCAAGCTTGGTATTGTTTCAACCACTCTCGGTAAGCCTCTTCAGCAGAAAGACAGGTCCGGACGATCCCATCCAGAATCTCAAACACTCGACCCTTAGGCGTATGTTTGAGGCCCCGTGTGGAACCACAACTCAAATCCTCAGAAGGTGAGGATACCATGACACCTCTGCCCCGTCGCGGAGCAGAAGTGGAGTTG